ACACGACAACTAACAGCATAACGATAGGAAGTTCATCAAGCCCATCTTATGCTCTTGATGTTTATGGTGATGTGCAATTTAGAGATACATCTGAAAATGTTAGATTGTATTTAACATCAAACAATGCTTACAATAGTATTATATATTTTGGTGACGAAAATAATGGCACAATAGGAAGAATACAATATAAAAATAGTGATAATAGTTTAAATTTTTACACAAACGCATCTGAAAAAATGCGGCTTACATCTGATGGAAAAGTTGGAATTGGCACGTCCAGTCCCCAAGAAAAGCTCCACATATTTGGAGATGCAAATGAAGATGTTAAAGTAGAAATAGAAAATGATTTTGCTGGTAAAAATTCAGTTTTATTATTAAACTCTGGATTAAATGGAGATTCCATAATACATTTTGCTGAAAATAATACAGTCAAAGGTATTATTACATATGATGGCGGTACAGATATTTTAAAGATTATTAATAGTGGCTCTACAAGTACTGCACATATAGCAATAGATACATCTGGAAATACAACATTAAGTGGCTCTTTAACTGGAACAACAGCAACATTTAGTGGGCAAGTAACTATTCCAGCAACTCCAGTAGCTTCAACTGATGCTGCA